AAAGAACCTGTTAGAGAAAAAGAATACAAAGATGTAATCGTCTTTAGAATGAACTTAGGTTATAGAGATGACCACGATGTATGGATTAATAATCTAGCTGAAGCGTGTATCAAGAAAGAAAATTTAGATATATCTCAGCACAGTAAATATATTTTGAGATTATGTGGCGAGGACTTTGGGGTGCGTCTGCAACACTATCCAGAGTATATGAAAGAATATACTTATGAATGGGACTTACGAGATTATCAAGTTATGTGCCAAGAAACCAAGATGACATTCCCCACCGCAGGTTTTGTTTCTATCTATTGGGCCATTAATAACTTAGAAAATAAAATCTATATTGATGAATTTGATTTCTTTATGACACCGAACCGATATACGAAAAGAGAATTTAGACATAAGGAATATTGGGGTGCTAGACATAATCCCTTTAAAGAAAAACAAATCATTCAACAATATATTGAAGATGATTTAATAGAGTGGTATCAAGAGTAATGAGTATTTCATCTAATTTAGATTATATTGTTAATCTTCATAAAAAGAATAGCGATAGTCTTGGTTTTATTCCCAAAACTAGAATTGAAGAATATATTAGGAAAGACCAAGTTTTTTTTGAATATGAAGGTGGACTTAAATCTGGTTATTGCATAATAGGTTCTGGAAAAGGTAAAGTATTAAAAATATATCAACATTGTATTGAAGCAGAATTAAGAAGATTAGAAAACGGAAAAGAATTATTTAATAAAATTGAATTTGAAGCACAAAAAAGAGGATATGAAAATATCCATTTAAGATGTAGAGAAAATTTAGATGCTAATAGATTTTGGAAAGCGATAGGTTTTAATTTTATGTATTTAGAATCTAAAATAACACAAAGAACAAATAAAGGTATTAATCACTGGATATATAATATAAAAAATCCAAAACAGAATATTTTATTATAATGGCTAAATATAGAGGTAGAGAGGTTAAATTAAATAAACCTTTTAGAACACCCAACAAATCAAAGAAGTTTGGTGTCTATGTTAAAGATAAATCTACAGGGAATGTGAAAGTCGTTAGATTTGGCGACCCTAATTTATCTATTAAGAAAACAATCCCTGCTAGACAAAAAAGTTTTATGGCTAGATTTAGACCTATCTTAGCCAAAGTTAAAGGTCAAAAAAACCTATCACCTGCTTACTGGGCAGTTCAATCTTGGAAAAAAGGTTTTAAAGTTTAATGTATGGCAAAACAAGAAACAATAAACCGATTAATTGACACCCACGAAGAACGTCTAATAGGCGTATTAAAAAAATTAGAAGATGACATTATTGCTGATTTAACTAAGACCACATCTGGCGGTACAACATTAAATACACAAATAGCCATTCAACTTAGACCCAACCTTAAAAGATTAATTGAAGAAAATTATTTAAAAGAAGCAGACGCACTTGTTAGTGAATATGACGAGATTATCAAAGAGTACCAAGATTTAATTAAACCACTACCGATTGCTGACAGATTTAAAACACTAACCAAACCAGATTTAAAAGTAATTAATGACTTAAAGTTTTTATCCTTTAGTGGATTTGAAGATATTGCTAATAGGTTTTTAGATACGATAGCCAATGAAGTTTATCAATCAGCAGTAATTGGCAAACCTTTTAATGAAATGGTCAAGAACATACGAGGACAAATTAATGGCGTCTATCAGCGTTCTAATGAAAATGCTATTAATAGATTGGTAAGTTATATAGATAAAAATAGATATTCATCTGATGCTTCTATTATTGCTAAAGTTAAATCTGCAAGGGAAACATTACATACGAAATATGGTGCAGACATCTTAGGTGAGAATATGCGTAAATATTCATCTCAGATTGCACACGATAGCATTATGCAATTTGACGGACAGTTCACTAAATATAAAGGCGATGAAGCAGGGATTTCATCTTATAAATACACAGGAACTAATATTACCACTACTAGAGATTTCTGTAGAAGGAACTTAAATAGGGTCTTTACAGAGGAAGAAGCACGAAGTGTTTGGTCTAGTCAATCTTGGTCTGGCAAGTCTGGTAGTGACCCCTTTGTTAATAGAGGAGGTTATAGATGCCGACATTCATTCATTCCATTCGACCCAGAATGGGAAGATTTACTTGAAGATTAAATAAATTTTCTATAAAGATTGAAATAACACAAATTAAGGAGTGTAACTATGACTGATGAACAGGGTCAAGTGAAAGAAACACTTGAAACAAAAAATGAAGCATCAGTACAAGAGGAAACGACTACACAGGAAAAAACAACAGAAGATAAAAGTCTTTCTCAACAAGATATTGAGAATATCGTTAAAACACGTCTAGCAAGAGAACGTGCCAAGATTTATAAAGAACTAGGCACAGACAATCTTGATGAAGTGAAATCTGTAATGCAAGAGAAAGAACGTCTTGCTTTAGAAGATAAAAAGAAACGTGGTGAATTTGAGGACATACTCAAAGAACAGGCGAATAAGTATCAATCTGAAATTCAAAAATTACAAAGTGATTTGAAAAATATTAAGATTAATGATGCTTTAATCAATTCTGCTTCAAAGAACAAAGCAATCAATCCACAACAAGTAGTTGAATTGTTAAAGAATAACGTTCAATTAAATGAAGATGGACAAGTAGAAGTTCTTGCAGATAACGGTTCACCAAGATATAACAAAGACGGAAATCTTTATTCTGTTGAGGAATACGTTTCTGAATTTCTTACACAGAACCCTCATTTCCAAATGGCTACGCCATCTGGTAGTGGAAGTAAGGGGAACGTGGGTAAGGTTGACGCTAAACCTTTTAATCTGGCGGACTTGGATTTGAACAATCCAGAACAAAGAAAGCAGTATGTTGAATACCGCAATAATCGTTCTGGGTTTAGTATGAAACCGAAATTAACTATTAATAACTAATACAAAAAAGGAGTTGCCCAATGGCTAACGAAACAACAAGTACTAGTATTAGTGAACTGTATACTGAGATTATACAGGAAGCGATTTTCACTTTCCAAGAAACCTCAGTAATGCGTCCACTAGTAACTACTTACAACATCACAGGACAAGGCAAACAAGTTGCTGTTCCTGTATTCCCTACTATTTCTGCATCAGCAGTAGCTGAAGGTTCAGATTTAGCAAACACAGAAATCAACCCAACTGAAAGCACAATCACTGCATCAGAAGTTGGTGTGATGACAACATTAACTGACTTAGCAAGAGAATCATCTTCACGTCCAATCGCACAAGACATTGGTCGAGTATTTGGTGAGTCAATCGCTAAGAAAGTTGATACTGACTTAGTTGGATTATTTCCATCATTCGCAACAGCTAATGACTTAGGTGCGGCAGGTACTGAATTAACTGCTGACCTACTTCTAAAAGCAGAAGCAACATTAAGAGCATTAAACGTACCTAAACCATACGTTGCTGTGTTCCACCCTAAATCAATGTTTAATCTTAAAAAGACATTGACACAGGCAGGTTATGTTGCATCAGCTGCTCCTGCAATTTCATCAGTTGGTGAAAATGTTTTCAATTCTGGTTTTGTTGGTTCTGTATTCGGAATTGACTTATACGAGAATGCTAACATTTCTATTTCATCAGCAGGTGACGCAGTTGGCGGTGTTTTCCACCCAATCTCTATTGGTCTTGCACTAAAAGAGGATTTCAAAATTGAAACACAAAGAGATGCTTCTATGAGAGCAACTGAAATTGTTGGTTCAATTATGAAGGGTCAAGGCATCATCAAAGACAACTATGGTTGTCAAGTAACTGTTGACGCAACATTATAATTAATGATTGAATAGGGTGGGGTTTATCCCCACCCATTATGAAAGGTTTATTATGGCAACAACAACATTTTCAGTAGCAAGTGCAGACTTACAAGACTATCAACCAGACATTTTAGGTTATGGTGTAGCTGACTTTGATACACAATTACAATTTGCAGAAGATGATGTTATTCGCCAAGTCCGAGAGGAATGGTGGGAAAGATATCGTCATACAGTGCGTTATAGAGATATTACCAAAGTAACCACTATTGAAATGGACGAAACTAAATTAACACCCTCTCAATTTAAAAGAGCAGTTTTATTTAAAGCATTAGCAGACTATATATTTCCAATCTTAACTAAATGGAAAGACCCACAAGGCGGTGATGGTGCTGATGCATTCCAAGTACAAATGACCCATTACAGACAAAGATATGCAGAAGAATTTAACGCCATATTACGTGATGGTGTAGAGTATAACGAAGATGGGAATGACACTATTACTGTTGATGAAAAAGAACCTATCCATAAATTACGCCTAGTTAGATAATGGTTGCCTCCGTAACTGTTAAGACAAACAGTATTCAACTATCTAAAGAATTTAAAAATATTCAAAGAAAGTTTCCTAGTGCCATTAAACAAGCATTAGCCAATGTATCAGCATTTCAAATACGTAATATTAGAACAAGAACAGAAAAAGGAATTTCTGTAGATGGAAATAGATTTAAACCCTATTCAAGAAAACCTTATTTTTTTAATATAGGAACTGAGGGTGGAACACCTGTTTATAGAAACTTTCAAGGTGGATATGCAGAATTTAGAGCATTTAAAGGCAGACAATCTTCATATCCAGATTTAAATTTTAGTGGAAGAATGTTTAGTTCATTAACAAGTAGAATTACACTGAGTAAAGGAACTTTGTTTTTTAGACAAGCAGACGCAAATAAAAAAGCATTTTATCACGATATAGCAGGTGCAGGTAAAGGCAAAGTAGTTAGACCATTCTTTAGCATTAATGATGCAGAAGCAGATAAGATTGGACAGTTGTTTGCAGATAAGATATTTAAGGATATAGGATTATGAGCATTAGAGAAGATATAGCAGTCAATATTGTCAACACTTTAGATGCAGTGACATCACCGATTGAATTTAAAAAAATTTCTAGACAACAGTTTGACCCAGAAGATGATTTAGCAGATACACAATTCCCTGCTTTATATATTTCTACTGGTGATGAAGTAAGAGAAGATTATTCAATGGGTGAATATTCAGCAGGTAAGCGTAGTGGTACAATAGATTATGTGATTGTTGGATATGTTAAAGGAACAGATATTAATCTAGATACCAAAAGAAACGAATTTATTGAAGTTATAGAAGAAACTTTAGATACCGATAGAACTAGAGGTGGAAACGCATTAGATACTAAAATTGTAGAAGTATCATCTGATGAAGGTACATTATATCCTTTAGGTGGTGTAAGAATTGTGGTACGAGTATTCTATGAATTTGTTAGAGGTACATCATAATGGCTAAACGAATAAAAATATATATGCAAAATGGAATAGACATTATTGAGATTTGGGATAATGAACTAGACAAGTTTTTGGCGAAAGGATATAAACTTAGCCAAGAAAAAAAATCTACTAGAACTTCAAAGAAAAAAGAGGTAATAGTAGAAGAACAACAAACAAAGGAGTATGAAGAATGGCAACCCACACAGGATTAGCAGGTACTGTTAAAATAGGAGCAAACGCAATTTCTGAAATTGTTTCATTTTCCGTAGATGAAACTAACGATACTGTAGAAGCGACAAATTTAACATCAACTGCAAAAGTCTATAAAGCATTAAGAAAAGATGCTACTGGCACTATTGAATGTCATTGGGACGAAACTGATACTAATGGTCAAGAAGCATTAGATGTTGGTTCAGAAGTCACTTTAAACTTATATCCAGAAGGTTCAGATAGTGGTGACAGTTATTATACTGGAACAGCTATTATTACTGGAGCAAGTGTAAGTGTAACCCTAGATGGTATTATCAGTAGAACTTTTAATGTTCAGTTCACTGGTGGTTTAACGCACTCAACAGTATAATCTAAATGTCAAAAAAAGATTATCTGGAGGGTGCTATAAATCACTTTAAGCATCAAGAGATTAAAATTATAGAAGTTGAAGAATGGGGACTAACTGGCGAAGATGCCATTTATGTCAAACCGTTTACGCTACTAGAAAAAGCAGAAATCTTTAAAGGTTCAAACGATAATGATTTGACTATATTGATTGACGTTATTGTCAAAAAAGCAGAAACAAAAGATGGTGAAAAAATGTTTGACCTTGATAGCAAAGTGAAAATGAAAAAATTTGTTGACCCAGATGTTATTGGTAAAGTCGCAAGTCAAATATTAAATAATTCAAACGATAATCTTCAAGCATTAAAAAAAAAATAAATTCTGATAATCATTTCAGATTTCACTTTTTCCTAGCAGAACAATTACATAAAACTATTGGCGAAATTATGCAAATGCCAGTAGAGGAATTTAATTTATGGATTGCCTATTATGAGGTAAAACACGATGACCAACAAAAAGCATTGAATAAACAGAAGATGCAAGGTAAAAGAAGATAATGTCCACCAAAAGATTAAATATTGATATTCTTGCCAAAGATAGGTCAAGACAAGCATTAAAACAAGTACAAGGCAATTTAGAGGAAACTAAAAAATCAGTAGTTAATCTTAAAAACGCACTTATTGGTCTTGGTGTAGGTGCTGTTTTAAAGTCTTTTGTTGATGTTGGTAAAGAAGCAGAAAGTTTACAGACACGTTTTAAGTTCTTATTTGGGTCAGTAGAAGAAGGTGCTATTGCATTAGATAATTTAACTAAATTTGCATCTAAAGTTCCATTTTCACTAGACCAAATATCAAGAGCATCTGGTAATCTAGCAGTTGTTGCAAAAGATGCTGATGACCTTAATAGAATATTAGAAATTACTGGTAATGTCGCATCTGTTACAGGATTAGATTTTGAAACTACTGCCTCTCAAATTCAAAGGTCATTTTCTGGTGGTATTGCTTCTGCTGATATCTTTAGAGAAAGAGGTGTTCGTGCATTATTAGGATTTAAACAAGGTGCTACTGTTACTGCAGAAGAAACTGTTAAAAGATTTGAGGAATTATTTAGTGGTGATGGTGAATTTGCATCAGCAACTAAAGATTTAGCACAAACATTAGAAGGTACTTTATCTATGTTAGGTGATAAGTACTTTAAATTTCAAAAAGATGTTGCTAGTGGATTTTTTGATGAATTAAAAAGTGAATTTGAATCTTTAGATAACTTTCTTGCAGATTATGAAAATGAAATAAGTGATATTGGTAAAGGATTAGGCGGTATTTTAGCACAATCTATTCGTACTGTAGGAACTGCAGTTAGATTTGTTAATGATAATATTGAAATATTCAAAGCACTTGGTTTAGGTGCATTAGCATTTGGTGCAACAAAAGCATTTATTGGTTTAGGAACAGCATTAGCATCTGCAACTACTAATTTAATTTCTTTTAATACTATTTTTAGTAAAAACTTTATTGGTGTATTAGTTGCAGGTGGTGTTGCATTAGCAAAATTTTCTGGATTATTAGATGAAGTATTTGGTGATGAAGGTGAAGATGATATTCAAAATTATACATCAAGACTTGCGAATTTAAATATTCAATTATTAGGTGTTAAAGACACATTACAAAAAACTAATTCCGAAGATTTATTAACTGATTTTCAAAAAATATCTGAAGCAGGTCATACAATAATAAAAAATATACAACCTTTAAAAGATGAAATTAGAAATGATATAGAACTTTTAAAACAACAAAAAAAATTAATTGAAGATATTGAAGAAAGCACTGGTAGAACTGCTGATGTTGAATTTTTTGGTGGCGATTTATTAGAAAAATATGGAATTGAACAATTAGAAGATTTTACTGATGCTATTATTTTAGCTGAAGCAGATTTATTAAACCTAGACCAACAAACAGCACAATTTATTGAAACTTTAAGAAATATTCCCTTTGGTGAAATTCAAATTGGTTTTGAAGAAATGGAAGATAGTTTTAAAGCATTAAGGGAAGCAGTAAAAAGTTTTGATGAAGGTTTCCAAGATGCGATGACCAAAGCAATAGAAACCAATGATGATTTTAAAAAGTTAGGTACAAAAGCATTTGACGGATTTGCTGATACTTTAACTGACGCCTTAATGACAGGAAAAGCATCATTTAAAGATTTTGCCAGAAGTTTATTAGCTGATTTATTAAGAATAATTATCAGACAAAGAGTTGCTTTAGCATTACAAAAAGCATTCCAAATTGGAAGTGGTATTGCCTCTGGTGGTGGAATTATAGGAAGTATTGGAAAAGTATTAGGATTTGCTAATGGTGGAACACCACCTGTTAATAGACCTTCAATTGTGGGTGAAAGAGGCGCTGAATTATTTATTCCCAAATCATCTGGTACAGTTGTACCTAATGAAGATTTAAAAGGAATAGGTGGAACAACCAATATTAACTTCACTATTAACACTGTAGATGCTCAAGGTGTAGATGAATTACTTACAAATAGACGTAGCACTATAATTAATGTTATTAATGATGCACTTAATAGACAAGGAAAAGAGGCGTTAGTCTAATGGCAGGTACATACCCAACAACACCAGAATTTGCATCTATCGGATTTGGTAGCGAACAGAAAACAATTACATCTACTACTGACAGTGGAAAGATGTTTGCAGTTCAAGTTGATGGACAAAGATTTAAATTCTCAGCATCATATCCACCAATGAACAGAAGTGAATTTGCACCAGTCCTTGCATTTGTAATGAAACAAAGAAGTCAAAAAGAAACATTCCAAATTGCTTTACCAGATTTAAAGAATGCCAAAGGTGATGTGTCTGGAACATTGACTGTTAGTGGTAGCCATTCAGCAGGTGATACCACCATTGATATAACAGGAATAACAGGCACACTAAAGGCAGGTGATTTTGTAAAGTTTGGGGGTCATTCAAAGGTTTATATGGTTGTAGAAGATGCAACAGGTGATAGTTCTACTGATGCAACAATCACAATAGAACCACCACTGCGAAGTGCATTAACGAATACCGAAAGTGTCACTTATGACGGAGTAGAATTTACAGTTAGACTTACATCAGACATTCAAGAATTTAATACAGGGGATTTAGATTTATATAGATACGAAATAGATTTTATTGAGGCGTTGTAATGACTAGAGGTTTTTCTAGTGACTTACAGTCTGAAATACTTAACCAGACTATTAAACCAATCGTTCTTGTAGAAATATTATTTCCTACTCCGCAAAGACTAACCAATCACTACAAAGACGTTACTCATAATGCAAATACTTATTCTGCTAGTTCGCATTTATTATCTATTGGTGGTAAAGCAGAAAAATCAGAATTAGATGTATCAAACTTTCAAATAGAATTATCTGCTGTTGATAGTGCTTTTGTATCTATTGTTTTAAATAACAATGTATCAAATGACGAAGTAACTATTGATATTGGATTGCTTGATAGTAATGATGCCTTAATAGATACATTCAATTATGACAAAGGATTTATTGAAAGTTTTAATATAGATACAGATGCAGGTAAATTAGTATTAAGTTGTACATCTCACTTCGCAGATTTTAGTAGAGTATCTGGAAGAAAGACAAATCAAGGCAGTCAACAAGTTTATTTCCCTAGTGACAATGCGATGGAATTTTCAGCATTAACAGTTCAAGATATTTTATGGGGTAGAAAATAATGGCATTTTTTACAGCGATACTTGGAACAATTATCAAATCTGTTATTACAGGATTTGCTATTTCTAAAGCGGTTTCTTGGTTAGCACCTAAACCAGAACTACCAGATTTTACACAAGATGCCGAAGCAACAGGTGTTCTTGTTAATAAACAATCTAACAATGCAAACATTCCTGTTATTTATGGAACACGTTTAGTTGGAGGGGTTCGCACTTTTTTAGAAACGAGTGGGAATGACAACCAATATTTGTATGGTGCATTAGTATTATGTGAGGGGGAAATAAACGGCATTACAAAAATTTATGTTGAAGATAAAGAGGTTACTTTTAGTGGTTCTTTTAGTGATGGTGGCACTGTCACCTCCAATGATAGTAGATTTGGTGACACTATCCAAGTTCAGACTTTTTATGGAACTGATGCACAATCGCAATCAACATTATTAAATAATCTTTCTAGTTGGTCTAATAAGACAAGAACATTTGCAGGACTATCTTATATTGCATTCCGTTTAACTTGGGACTCAGATAAATATATTGGTATTCCAAAAATTCAAGCATTAGTAGAAGGTAGAAAAATATCTACTTATGATAGTGGAAGTAATGAAACAACAGGTGTCTTTACTACTAACCCTGCTTGGTGCTTATTAGATTACTTAACCAATACAAGATACGGAAAAGGAATTGATATTGCTGATATTGATATCCCTAGTTTTTATACAGCATCAACAATAGCTGATACTCAAGTAACACCTTATTCTGGTGGTAGTGATATTAATTTATTTGATTGTAATGCAGTCATAGATACTGGTCAGAAACTAATAGATAACACAAGAACACTTCTTAAAGGAATGAGAGGATTTTTACCTTATGCACAAGGTAAATATAAACTAATTATTGAAACCACTGGTTCTAGTGTATTAACACTAAACGAAAATAATATCATCGGTGGAATTAAAGTTTCAAGCGAAAGAAAAAATGAAAAATATAATCGTGTTCAAGTAAACTTTATTAACCCAGACAAGAACTATCAAAGCGATACGATTGTTTATGATACTAACCATTCTACATTAAAAACAGAAGATGGTGGTTTCTTACAAGAAGGTGTTATTGATTTACCTACAATTACAAGTCCTTATCAAGCATTAGAATTTGGCGAGATAGTCTTACAAAGAAGTAGAAATAATTTAGGATTAGAATTAACTGCAAACTATGAGGCGATGAATTTAGCCATTGGTGATATTGTTGCTGTTAGTTCTTCTATTACAGGATTTAGTTCTAAACCATTTAGAGTAGTGGGTATGGCAATCAATCCTTCATTTGAAGTCGCCTTATCATTAATAGAGCATCAAGATGCTTGGTACACTTTTGATGAAAAGACAGAAGTCGCAGTTATTCCAGATACTTCATTTCCTAACCCCTTTACAGTTCAACCCCCTGCTTCGGTCACCCTTGATGATGAACTTATCCAATACAATGACGGAACAGTTATTGTTGCTATGAATATTACAATCGGTGCATCACCAGACCAATTTGTTAGAGAATATCAAGTAGAATATAAAAGAACTGATGATAGTAATTTTATTGTTCATAGTAGAGGTACAGTAGATTTATTTCATAGAGTGCTTAACGTAATTTCTGGTGACAATTATACAGTCAGAGTTAAGGCAATAAATTCACTTGGCGTTGAAAGTACAAACGTCACTGCTACTAGAGATATTGTGGGTGAGATTGAACCACCGTCAGATGTTCAAGATTTTGCAATTAATATTGTAGGTAGTGATGCACATTTATCTTGGGAGAGTATTCCAGATGCCGACCTTAATTATTATGTTATCAATTTCACTACTGAAACAGTCAATCCAGAATGGCAGAATAGTTTTACTTTAGTTTCAAGAGTATCAAGACCTGCAACATCAATTACCGT